CTACGGCAACGGAGGTTTACTATGAACAAAACCAACCCTACCGATAAAGAGGTTAATAAGAAAGGGGTTTAGGTGTGGGTGAAATAACAGAGAATACAAGTGATGGCTATCATACATTTAAAGAGTTATACGCTCACAGGATAGCGCTATTTATCGCACTAGCAAAATCACACGCCGATATTTCGTGGAAAGCAATTAAGCACGATGACGGTTCAAGTTTGGAAGGTTGGTTTATTGCTGGTATGCACCTACCTACTGGAGACATTAGCTATCATTTACCAGATAATGAGTGGGACAGGCTAGACGTTGAAGCACTTACTAACGCACCTAAATGGGACGGACATACTTCTGATGATGTAGTCCAGAGAATAAATGAGTGGGTTGAGTGTATGAATAGTCCCACCAAAGCTAATAAGAAAGGTACAGCATGAAATTATGGTTAATTACTAGGATAGACAAAGAAGATATAGGCTGGGACGAGTATATTGGTTTCGTTGTTGCAGCAGAAAATGAAACCGAGGCAAGGGGCTTAATCACCCGCTCAGCAGATGAAGGAGATATTTGGAATAGTCAGCTAAAAACAATATGCCGAGAGATTGCTCCGCAGACTAGCGAGCCAGCAGGTATTGTATTAGACAGCTTTAGGGCTGGATAGAAAGGTTTAGTATGAGCAAGCCAGATGAGAGAAGTATTTAAAAAGATTGTAAATTTGGGCAATGATGAACGCGATGCAAATCAATAAAATAATACAAGGTGATAGTTTAGGGGTGCTAAGGGGTTTATGGGAAGTGGCACTACTGCCGTTGTAGCAAAAAAGCTAGGGAGAAATTATCTTGGAATTGAGCTAAATCCAGAATACATAGAGATAGCTGAGAAAAGGATTGAGGCTATAGAAAGTGTAGAGGTAATCAAAAGAGCAGGGAAGAGGTATGATGAGTAACCACTACCGTTTTGAGTCAGACCAAGCTATGTTTGTGAACTTGGATGCAGAGCTGTACATCTTAAAAGAACACCAACAACGCCTTCAACAGAAGATAGCTAAACTAACGATGGATTTAACAGTAATAACAGAGGAAATAGTAGCTAGACAGAAACACACACAGCAGTAATATATTTATCGAACAATAAAAAGGGGTTATGATAGAGGGTACTATGTCAGATGGTTCTAATCTCACAAACAGTGAAATAAAGATGACGCTAAAAGCTAGTCAGGCTAAAGCAATCCGTCAAAAATATCGGATTGTGCGGTTTCGTGGTGCTGTTTTATATCACAATGGTCACGGCTGGGAGCCACTATCATCTGATGAGTTTGCACGTATATGTTATGACGTACATGGTGCTGGTATCCGCCAGACACAAGTTAAGGACCTGCAACATTTATTTTTTACCAGTTCAGATGACTTAACCCAATATGCCCACTATATCGCCATGCCAGACGGCAGGGTGTGGGATATGAAAAAACTAGATTTTACTGATGAGGTTGCCACGGAGGACTGTGTTTACACAACAGCGGTAAGTCCAACTAATGGCAAGTCGCATCGCAAATGGCTAGAAGAGGTTACACTAGGCGACAAAGGCTTGGCAGACGATATCATTAAAGCCCTTGCCCCAGTCTTTATGTATAAAAAGCCGTTTGGTGTGTTTTGGTTTTTAGGTAATGGTGCAAATGGTAAGTCAACTACTCTCAAAGCACTGTACGCTATATTTGGCTCTGAAGCACCATACAGTCACAATCGCTGGTTCAGTCAGCTAACAGTCAAACAGATTGAAGATGAGCGTGACACACCAATAATAAACGGTAAGCTCGGCAATATTTGTCTTGAATCTAATGATGGACACATAAAAGACACCGGCGGTTATAAAAACCTGGCTGAACACAGTACATTTAGTGTACACAGATTCAATAGCCAAGACGGAGTTATCATCGATGGCAATGTTCATATAATCTTTAATGCCAACAACATACCTACATTCGCAGATAAAACTAACGGTGTTCGTCGTCGCACGTTTACTATTCCATTCAAGGCAAGTTTTCCACAGGATAACACGTTTGATGAACGGCTATTCAACAAAAAAGGTTTTCTTAGCGATTTACTGGGAGAGATATTAAACGCTACTAAGAAATTGAGAAACTCTAACTACGACTATAATTTTAGCAATCAGACAGTGATAGCTAAACAGGATTACGATGAAGAGGTTAACAGCGCCGAGACTTACTTCGAGGAGCTAATCCGTACTGATATTTGGGGCTTTAGGAACTTCACCGACCTGACACGTGACTATCATAAATGGTGTGATGAACGAAGTTATACCGCACTTGGTAAAAAAGCAATATCTCATGCTGCCAAGACAGTTGGTTTTGAGCGTAAATCATTCAAAGATGATGGTAAGCTAATGACAAGGTATGTTTGTAATGACCACGACCCTCAAGACCTGGTTGAATTGCAACACCGTTGGGGTATGTTCCAGAAAATAGATACTGACGTAGAACTTGCTATCAATGAGAGTGCAGTCAATAAGACATACTTAGAGCTGATGGAGCTATTGTAATGACCCTAAAAGAACGCTTTGAAGAGATTATACACATGGGCTGGGACGAATTTATGGACCTAGAGAAGAGCGGTAGTGCTACTGTTGATGACCAAGTGCTTTGCTCATTAGTAAGGGCTTGTGCAGAATCAGATGACATATTAGCTATAAAACTTGCTTTTGACCGAATAGATGGACTTCAAGAAACCCCAATCGAGGTTAAAATACCCAAATTTTACATTAGATACGTCAATGCTAAAAAGATTGAGTCTAGCCAAAAGGCTATACAAGCCCCACAAGACAACCAAAAAGAAGAAAAGAGTAACTATGACCCTGCAACCGCAAAACTGCGTGAAACCCTGCGTGAAATGCGTAAAATGCCCCGTGACGTTGTTAGAATGATAAGAATATACAAAAGACGCGTAGAAAAGGGTAATAATGTTGAGCATATGCCAAAAGTTAAGTCGATAATTTGTGCTAACTTGCTTAAAAACGTAGCCAAAGGAAGGTTTAAGGCTATCGAGCTGGTATTTGACCAGATTGACGGTAAGCTTACCAGGACAATTACGCTTTTAGGTGGACAAGATATGTATGTTGATGACTACAGTCTTGAGGTCGCTCCAGCTCATGCGATAAAGGGTGAGGATGGTGTATATTATGCTGAGGATATCCTTATGAAAAACCAATGGATTAGGGGTTTTGCTCAAAACAATAAGGGGCTTGAAATGTTAACCGAAGGCTTAAGCGATGACTGAGGCTAAACTACAATCTGCAATAGTTAAATATCTTAAAAATAAGGGTTGTTATGTTATTAAGACAAGTCCTGGTGGTGGAACGCCAGTTGGCTGTCCAGATATTATTGCTCTTCTAGAGGGCTGCTGGATAGCTATAGAGGTTAAGGCAAGCCAGAAATCACCGTTTCGACCACTCCAAGAACATACGCTTGAGAGATTAGATGAATGGAGCTGGGCGAAAGTCGTATATCCAGAAAACTGGGACAGAATTAAAACAGAATTAGAGGAGATGTTATGATTATTTATCACCCAGTTATACAAGGTTCAGAAGAGTGGCTTGAAATAAGAAAGTCTCTCTGGACGGGGTCTAGCTCTATTAGACTACTCCAAGAAAAGCCATTTAAGGAAGAAACAGAGTGGGCTGGCAATAAATACACAATGCGTGGTCATGCTCTTGAAATAGCAGCAATCCGTGAATATGAACGTAAATATAGGCGTACGGTGGCACGACCTGGTTTTGTAACAAACACTGTTTATACTAATGCTGGGTATTCGCCTGACGGTATAGATGGTGGCTGGCTATTAGAGGTAAAAGCATTCAATGGAAAAAGGCACGAGGACTTGGTGGCTGAGAAAATACCGCTAGTTGTCTTGGTGCAGATATATTTTGGGATGGTTATTACAGGTAAACGTAAGGCTCGCCTTTTGGCGTTCAACCCAGAATACAAACAACAGCTCACGGTTATTGAAATACCTTATGACAAACGTATTGGTAGCAATATCCGCAAGAAACTACGGGCTGATATGAAAAACCGCCTACTTAACAAGTAGACGGCGATATTTCTTGAATATTTTTGCGCTTGGTAACTCTTCATACCAGTCACCAAACTCTTTACAATAAAATATTGTTCTTAATTTACTAATATCAATGTCCTCGATTAGCCATTACATTATACCATAGTTGACATATACTACCGTTATGGTATTATGTTAGCAGTAATCGCTCCCCGAATATCAGCGTTCCAATTGCTATTCTCTTGGGAGCGATTTTTTGTTGTGTTATACTGTTTATGTGAGGTGTAGTTTACAGGGGTGTAAACTACATAAAAAGAGCCCGTTTGCGAGAGGGCTCTTTTTTATGCAATAGAAAAACCGCCTATGGGTAGCAATAGACGGTTTAACTTACGCTACGGCTGTACAGAGGCAGAAACAGCCGTGTGGCTCGCCACTAAACCCCGAACATTAAGCAAAAACAAAATAACTAATATTATTAAAAAATCTTAATGTGTATCGTGGCTTCAGCGTAATCCTATTATATCATGTCCATTCATGACCAAGATAATATTCTGCTTCTTTATCAAATAAACGCATGGCGTTTGCTACAATTGTATCTTCGTCAGTCTCGTACATCTGTAAACCCTTAAACGTCTGGTAATAAGCTTGTCTGTCCAGGTCTGATGGCTCATCTTCATCAGCAATAGCCCAGCCCTTTTTGATTAAATCACTACAAAGTGCATGAAACGCCCCAGCACCAATCACACTATCTAGGCTTTGTTGCCATATTCTTACGCCCATGATGTTATTCTCATCATCTGGCTCATCTTCGGTTTCTACCCATATATGATTGAACATTGCCAGCTCACCTGCATATATGAACATTGCGGTATTTGCCTCTCGCATCTCAACCGTTCTCTCGTCGGTAACACGAAAGACTAAATACTCGCCCTGTGAGTCTCGTTGCCAAGGAAAATTATAGTTCATCTACTTGCTCCAGCTCCACAATCTTAGCTAGTATGCTCCGTCGTTCTTGCTGTAACATGTCCCATTCTATAAAGCACTGCTTAAAGGCGTCTCTAACATCATTGAGGCGTGCTTGGTTAAGCTGTAACTCCCATTTAGCCGTGTATAGTTCTCTATCAAAATCACTTTCCACGATGTATGTCTACCCTTCCTCGGTCTATAAAGACCGCTTGCTCTAAGAAGTTATCGTATAGCATACCTGCGTCTACTGCATTTCTGCCACCGTTAGCTGCTACCTTGCCAAGCATTTCTGTAATAGCTTCAAAGCGGTCATAAACGTTAAGAGTTTCTAGGTTGTGGCGGTTGTAGTTGTACATTCCAATTAGCACTTGAGGGCTTGGTTTAGGTGGCGGTGCTATCTCTCTATGTAAATCTCTGTGGTGGTTAATTGTAATCCTGAGAACCATACCGGGCATTTCTCTCGTCCTACGCTCGCTTGGTGTCTTATACCAGTCTTTACGCCAAAGTAAATGGTGTTTGTTGGTAAAGTCTTTTGGGATTACCAATCCATCTTGTGTGATGAATTGCGGTTCATACCCCCGCTCCATCACTCACTCCTTAGAAACCTGCGTTGTATAAATCCTGGCTCTAGGGCTTCACCCTCGCTGTCGGCTAGGTAATACAGTCTGTCATGCTCCTTTTCAGCCTGTATACGCTCGTCTGTGGCTTGTTGGTACTCCAAGATGGATAAAACACCCTGATAGCTCATAAGAGCGCTGTGTCCTATCATATGAGTGAAATGAGCTATATCTTCCTGCGACCATTCTCGTTCGGTTAAATGCTCTATTAAATGTTCACGGTAGTGGTTAACTCGGTGGCTCATACTACTTACCTGCTTGAGTAAATACTTGCTTCACGGTAACGAGCAGAATATTGATGACTGGTGTGAGTACTCCAAACTGTGTATCAGTTGTTTGTGAAATGAGGTAATCTAAGATAGCCGATACACCTACATATAAAGCTGCCTTGGCTATCTTGGTAGCTTGGTCTTTGCTTATTGCTGATGGCTTCATTTGAAAATCCTTTCTAATAGTTGCTTAATTGCTTTAACAATAGTGTTTGTTTCACGGATTGCTTGACTATCTTCTGGCGAGATACCTCCTTGTTTTTTAGCTTCCTCTAACTCCTTTTGAGCTTCGGCTACTTTAGCCTGTTCTGCTTGTAGGGCTTGTCCTAGTTGCTCTAATTGAGCTTTAGTTGGTCGAGACGATAGTTCTGCAATCTGGTCTTTATAGGTGCGGTAGAAGTTCTCTACGGTTGTCAGATAGTTTTGGTAAGCTCCTGCCTCAGCTGATGTCCATAGCTGGTAGATGTAGCCGTTGGTTAGTTCACGTCCTACATGAAACTTATTTAAGTCCGCATCACCGCTCCCTGCGTGGGTGCTAGCCCTGTCTCGACCTAAAATACACTCGGCTAGTATTCGTGCTGTTCCTAGGTTTACTTTTTCTGGCATGTTTGCCTCCTTTACTTGTTCTATTACTCGTACCCCGTTTACTAATTCACCCCAGCCAAGATAGCTACTGCCCGAAAGATATAACCGAGATAGTTCATTAACATTTGCGTAGTATTTTCCGTCAGTCCACACACGCCCGTCTGCCAGTCTAACTGCGATATGTCCCCAGTTTTTGCGTACACCATCTAAAGTGCCAGTCCACGAGTAATAAACAGGTACGGCTACTCCTGCTGGAAAGTTTTGGTCGCGGTGTTGGATGTTGTTGTTCCAGTCTTGGGTAGCGTAGTCATATTTAGCGGGTACTCCGTAGCCCATGCGTACGTTTCTAAGACACAGATACTTGACCGTTCCTGCTTTGGCTGGGTCGAAGGGTCTTACCTGTCTGTACATAGTTACCTGCTCCTAAAATATTCAATAATTAGATAGGTGAAGAGTGAAGAAAAAGCAGCACTAGCGGTTGGGTAAAGCCACGCTAATACACTGCTCCTACTTTTTATCTCATGAACCTCTTGTCTGAGTTGCTTTATTTCGTTTCTAAGTTCAGTACTTTCTGCTTTCGTGACGTAGCCTTTTTTGATATCAGCAAGCTCACCCTTAATCTCATCAAGACGATACAGTATGAGTTCGTTGTTTATGCTAGGTTTTTGTGATTCTCTTGCCACTGTGTTGCTCCTTTAGGCGTATGCACATTTGGCATAAATTATTGTTGTGCCTCTACTCCCCAATAAATATACATTCCCCGCTGATGCGTCTTGAGTCTTTATGTTTAGGTAGTACTGTGTTTGAGCAGTTAGCTCTAGCCCAGTCGGAGGCTCTACAGTAATTTTACCGCCCGCCTTTGTTGCCCCAGCGGTTGAACCACCAGCTTCAACTGCACCAGAATTTTCCTTGTTTGTTTCGGAGTTATTGGTTGTTGAAAGTGTTGAATAAACTGATGTTGGTTGATTGGTTGCATCGGCATAGACCTGTGCTTGATAGCCATATTGCCAAGCACCAGTTGGTATACTAATTGCTGCTTTGGCTACGTTATACCAGGTTCCAGCGGTTGGTGAAGCTTGGTTTGAGTCAGTTCTGTATAGTGTTGCGATAGTCCATACATTCGACTGAGAAGGAAAGCTATAGGGCGTTTTAACTATTGAATACTGTGGGTTCTGTAGGGGCATATTCGGTATGCTATGATTGGTTCCAGTAAAGACAGTAACGATGGTATTAGGGTCCGAGTAAGTTACTTTTGTAATGATTGCATTCTCAATAGCCTTCATCGGGTTATCTGAATTTGTTGCGGTAGCCGAACCCTGTGCAGTCAAGTTATTAGCATTAGCAGTAGAGTCATTGGCATTACCATTAAACTTGAAATACGCAACAAGGTTAGTTTCGTTACCAACGAGTTGCTGGCACATGTTGTCTCGGATTTGGGTTGTCGTGCGAAGAGTAGACCAAACCCTTACATCTGATATTTTGCCATCAAAGTACGAGTTACCACCGTTCTGCGAACCAACCTCTAGGTTGCCAGCTTGTACAAGTGATGTCGGGTTTGTACCACCACGAGCCACAACCCCTGGTACCTCTACACCATCGATATAAATCTGAGAAGTTGTGTTGCTATATGTGAAAGAAGACATGTCTAGTTTTGCCGCTACATGTACCCAGCACCCAAGCGGAATAGACTGGTAGCTTGAAACATTACTAATGTTTGATGCACCATTGTTACTACCCTGTAATCGAATTGTTCCATCGCTAAGAACCAAGAATTGAAAGCCAGAAGAACCGTTAAAACGAGTAACTATAGCCTGAGCAGAACCCGTATAACTCTCTAGTTTAATCCATGCTTCACAAGTAAAGTCGTCGGTGAAAGACAAGCCTGTTGGTGAAGTTTTTTGCCAAAATTGTGATGAACTTGATTCTAGGTCTGTACATTGAGTGGGTACAGTCCCAGTTCTACTAACCCTAAAACGCATGCCTGGAGATAAAACAGATGTTAGGTTTACTCCAGCAAACGTCAAATCAAACTCTCTGTTGCCCTTGTTATAGCCCGACGCAACAGTTGGGGGTGTACCACCGTTTAGAACTTCCCAACCACCACCCGTATTAGTAGTAATTCCTAAGGCATCTTTTACGGCTTGGGTTTTCAGAGAGCCGTTATTTTGGTGTGACACCTCAAGAACTTCAGCTAAATGGTTAGCCCACTGGGTGGTTGGTTTAATAATAACAATATCGTTTACTGCGCTTCCATTGTCAGTATAGCCTGGTGCTATTTCGTCTATTTCAAGATTTGTGCCGTCAATGTGACCCCTAAAGTCTACTGCTGTTGCTTCAGAGATTACGGTTATTATTTCAGATGTTACTGGGTCGACAAAAGTATGCGGTGTACCCATTGTAGCGTGGAAGCTGGCAGGAATGCCCTGTACTGTGTCTACGACAATTGTAGTAGCTGATGGATTGCGAACTGATTGTATTGTAGCGACAGAAGCATTTTCGCTCCCGTTGCTTGCTTTAAGTGAGTTTATACTTGCCATAATTCAATAATACAACAAATAGAGGGATAAATGAATATCCCTCTAATGTTTTCTTAATCGCTAAGAATTAAGAGCTTGAAGTCTGTAGGGTAGCGATTGCATCAACCTTGCGGTTCATTACGAATACACCACCGCGGGCGCGTAGTTGTAGTTCAGAACCACCGAAGCCAGCAACGTCCTTAATGAACTTGCGTCCACCGTTTTTAGGAGTCATCTTCTGGGTTGGAGCGGCAATAGCTCGCTTATCAGCGATAACAGCTTTAACCGTTGGGTAAGCGTCAAAATACGCGTCAACAGTCTCAACAATCATTACACCTTTAAGCTGACCAATCAAGCCGTTCGTACCAGCGGTGTAGCCCTTGTCAGAACCATCGAAGGTAGTAATGTAAGCACGAAGCTTATCAGCGAAACTTGATGGGACCCAAGCAATACTTTGACTAGTATCACCACCACCATTAGTTACTACAGTAACAGTGTTGTAGAACTTCTGGAGTAAACCATTAACACCATTATCAATGGTAGTACCGTCCCAGGTTACAATGTTCCCGCTTGGACGAGCAGCAATAATCTTAGCTAATGCGTATTCGTCAAAGTCAGGTACGAACTTTTCGTCAACCCAAGCCTTAGCAACATCGCTAACAGCACTTCCAACAGGAATATCCTGGAGCTGAGTATCTTGGATTCGCAAGAAACTAGCGTAGTTGTAGTCAATTGACCATTCTTGCTTACCAAACTCGACTAGAGTAGGTGTCATGCCACCAGTTATGCTAGCTTCATTGTAAGCCGTTAAGTCATCGTCATCGATGTCAATGTTAAGAATGCGAACAGTGTTTGCATCATTTGTGTTAACACCGTGTGCATCTAGGTATTTAGCAACCGTAGAACCGTGTTTTAGGCGTCTATCAAGAAAAGTTTGTGTCCTAATACCATAATGAGTGGCCATAGGCTTTCCCTCCTTTAAGAGATAAAGTTATTAAAAACTTTCTAATGCTCAATAAAATAATAACATAAGAGTTACGGGTTGCAAATAGTTTATACTATAAATATGCTACAAGTACCAGCCCACAGATTACCCCTACGAGATTATCAAAAAGAGATAGTAAGGGCGATAAACGACCCAAAGATTGATGAACTCTTATTAGTTATAGCTAGGCGTGGTGGAAAGACTACTACAACCTTTAGTGAAGGTATAGTCCCAGACCTTGTGAAACAGGTACAAACCGCCGTAGCAGTATACCCAACCGCCAAAATGGGGTTTAGAAACTTCTGGAACAACATTGAGAATGATGGTTTTAAGACAATAAACCACCTCCCAAAAGAACTGTTAGCCAGCGGTGGTCAGGGCAACTCTGAAGACGATATGCGACGAACACTTATAAACGGGTCTATATTTATGGTTCTTGGTGCGTCTAATCAAGAAGCCCTAAGAGGTGCAAACGGCAAAATATATTGGTTTGATGAATTTGCCGATATGCCAATTGAAGCCGTTAACGTGGTCGCACCAATTACTGAAGCTAATGGCGGTAAGCGTATTTACACAGGAACGCCCAAGATTGATGGTATCAATGGCGAAACCATGCGTCGAATGCACGAATCATTTAAGAATGATAAGACTGGCACAAAATACACTTGCTACATAGACGCAACCCACTATATGACTCCAGAACAGCTTGAAAAGAGTCGCCAGGGTTACATCTTACGTGATGGTAATGACTTCAAGTTCCGACAAGAAATGCTACTCGATTGGGGTCAGTCATCATCTAGCAGTTACTATGGACAAATAATTAGCCAGAAAAAGAAAGACGGAACAATTGGGCTGTATCCATGGTTAAAAGCCTATCCCGTATACACCTCTTGGGACTTAGGACGAGCAGATAGTATGGCAATTGGGTTCTGGCAATATGTTGATGGCAAAGTCCGTATAATTGATAGCTATGAGACCACAGGGTCAAGCATTAAAGAGATAATACCCTACCTAAAGTCTAAGCCATACATATATGGTTGGCACTTCTTGGCTTGGGACGCCGTAGTCCACAGTGTTAATGATAATGTGCGACGTATAGACTACTTGCACCAGAACGGTATTAGTAATGCATCTGCATTACGGAAAGAAGGTATATCTATTGGAATAGACCGAGTTATAAGAAACCTACCAAAAGCACTAATTAACGAACCCATGTGTCTCGAGCTTATTCGTAAATTAAGCCTGTATAAGAGGGCTTTTAATCCAGTTACTGGAGACTACATTGGTCCAGAGCATAAATCTGCTAGCCACTATGCTGATATGGTGCGTTACATCTGGACTGCTATAGAGCAAAACTGGATAGATGGCAAGTTTGTAATGGAGCAAACACCTACTGATACTGCTCCATTAGAGTACGATACGGCTGATTTAGAAACTACTTACTACTTTTAGGTTGTTGTTCTTTGGGTTTAATCGACTCGAGGTATTCTTGCTCAAACGGTGCGTCTTTGGCGTATCTTTGAGCCTGTTTTGCCATATTGCGTTCTTGTATGTACACAGCAACCATTAGGTCTCTATCTGTAACCTCATCTCCACCATACTTTACAGAAAGTTCTCGCATAAGTGCCTTGTCGAGTCGAGCCTCTCGAAGTTTTTGTACCCACTCTTTACCAAGTCTCCAGCCAACATCGCTTTGACGGTTTACTGCCATGTCGCTACTTTCAATTATGGCTTTTAGTTGGGCTGGTCTTTTAACATATATTGTTTCACCAGTTTTAATGTTAAAGAAATCAACACCTTTTAATATATTCTTCATAATAT